ACTTCAAAGGTGGTGCAAATTCAGCAGCATTACTTACTTCTGATGGTAATATAACACCAAAGCAAAGTTTAGAAATTCTTAAAAGTTTAAGAGATGCGTCCAATGCCGAAACTGGTAATCCGAATGGAATATCAATTGTTTCAGGAGTGCCAAATATTAAACTTCAAACTTTAGGTATTAGTCCAAAAGATTCACAATTACTTGAATCACGACAGTTTAATGTGTTAGATATTGCCAGATTTTTTAATGTAAATCCAATTTTATTATTTGACGTTTCAAAAACAACTTTTAATAATATTGAAAATGCTCAACTCGATTTTTTGAACACGACCCTCCTTCCCATTATCATCAAGTTAGAAAATGAGTTTCAAAGAAAATTAATTCTACCATCTCAAAGACTAAGTATTGAATTAAGATTTGATTTAACGAACATGTTGAGAGCAGATATGAATTCACAAGCTAAATTCTGCACTGCATTATTTGGCATGGGTGTAGTATCAGCAAATCAAGTAGCAAAAATATTCAATTTACCAAAAATTGAAGGTGTAAATGGAGATGAGCATTTTATTAGTACCAATTTACAGCAGATTAATAATATGATTGTGAATCAAAACAATAGCATTGACAATAAATTAAAAGGTAATAATAAGACTGATAATACTGACGATACTGAAGACCCTGTACCAGTAGAATAAAAATAATATTTAAAAATGATAGAAATACGCTCAATAGATAACTCAGAATTTAGAGTATTAGAAGAATCAAGACAAATTACTGGTTATGCACTACTTTTTAATTCAGAATCAAACGATTTAGGTGGATTTACTGAAATAATAACGCCTGATTCACTTAATGGAGTATTAGAAAAATCAGATGTATTAGCACTTTATAACCATGATGATGATAAAGTATTAGCAAGAAATACAAACGGAACAGGCACATTAACACTAACTATTGATACAAAAGGACTGATTTACAGCTTTGATGCACCGAAAACTGCACTTGGTGATGAGGTATTAAATGCAATTCAACGTGGTGATTTAAGAAATTCAAGTTTTGCTTTCACGGTAACTAAGGAAGGACAAAGATTAGAACGAAGAGGTGATAAATATATTAGAACTATTACACAATTCGATAAAATATGGGATTGTTCACCAGTTTTTAGACCTGCTTATTCAAATACTACAGTTGCTGCAAGGTCACTCGATGAAATCAAAAATGATGTTGAATTTATGGAAGTTATTGAAGAAGAAAGACAAGAAGTTTCTGTGGCTGTAATAATTGAGGTTGAGAATGAAACGGATGCAGAAGAGTTGATGGAAGATACAGCTACTGAAGCCACAGCCGAAATGATAGATATAATTTATGCTGGAAATACCTATCAAATTGATAAATGTATAATTCAGGACCAAATAGATGATAAACAGTTGCAAGATTATATTGATTCTCTAAATCTTGAAATTGAACAACTAAAAAAATAATAAACTAATATGAACTTGATGGAAATCGTTGATAAACGAAATTTAAAAACCAAAGAACTTGAGAGTATTACTGAAAAGGTAAAACTTGAAAAAAGAAAAATGAATGAAGATGAAGATATAAACTTTAAAAATATAAAGGTTGAAGTTGAAAATCTAAACAAACAGATTGACGACATAAAAGAAGCTGATTTAAAGGCTGAAAGAAGTGATGTCAATACAAAAAATAATGAAAAAAATATGAATAATTTTAGTTTGGTTAAAACTATTAGAGATATTGCTGAAAAAAGAGCATTATCAGAAGAATCAATAGAAATGATTAACGCAGGTCGCGAAGAATTTAGAAAAAGTGGTTTTGACACTATTGGAAATATCGTTCTTCCAGCAAATTTCTTACAAACACGTTCAGATATTCTTGCAGGTACTCAATATCAAGGTCAAGAAATTGTAGCAACTGAAAAAGGTGTATTGTTAGGTAGCTTACAGGCAAAAACTGTACTGGGACAAGCAGGTGCAACTTTTGTATCATTGGAAGGCAATTATAGCCAACCTATTTACGCTGGTACTACTTCTTATTGGGTTGATGAAGTTTCAGGTGCAACTAATGGTGGTGGTGCATTTTCTCAAGTGGATTTTGCTCCTAAAAGATTAGTATCTAAAATAGTAATCAGTAATAAATTTTTAAAACAAGACCAAAACGGTGCTGAAGGTATTATACTTAATGACTTAGTCAAATCAATTTTAGTTAAAGTTGAAAGCACAGCACTTGATGCAGTTGCTTCAAGTTCAACAAGACCTGCAGGTTTGTTTTATAATGCATCTTGGGATACTACTTTAAGTGGTGCAACTTCTTTTGTTAAATTGATTGGTATGAAAGCGAAAGTAGATACTGCAAACGCATTAACTGGTAATCTTTCTTATATTACCAATCCTACATTAGCCGCAGTTCTTGAAACAACTCCACAAGCTACGAATTCAAGTATTATGATTTTGAATGGTGGTAAAGTTGGAGGTTATCCAGTTCTTGTAACTTCAAATATTGGCGCAACTGCCTCAAATCAAAATATTGTATTTGGTAACTTTTCTGATTATATTGTTGCTCAATGGGGTGGTATTGAATTGATTGTTGACCCTTATTCAAGAGCTGATTATGGTGAAGTAGTAATTACTTCTAACACTTTCTGGGATTTCAAACCAAGACGTACTGTATCATTCAGTTTAAATACATTAAACTAATCTCTTCTATATTTCAAAGTGGTTGTAGACATTTTATCTACAACCACTTATTAAAATTAATCAATCTAAATGTATTTAGTAACTCTTAATGATGCAATCGTTCATTTGAACAATATAGGTTTAACAACTACTCCGGATGATGAAAAATATATTCTTGATACTATTGATGATGCTTTTACTGTCTGTAAAAATATATGTCATAACACAACTTGGATAGATACTTCAGGTTCTACAGGAAATTCTGATTATGCAGATTTAGCAGTAAGTGGAACAACTATTCCGTTACCTGTTAGAAGAGCAATTTTATATTTAGTTGGTCTTTTTTATGCAAATCGTGAGCCTGTTTCTTTTTCTGCTTCATTCAAAATTCCATATACTGTAGATTGTCTATTACAACCTTATATTAATTATTCAATTGATTATCCTAAAACCCATTGGAATCAATATTCATCATTTACAATGTGAAAAAACTAACTTATTTAAATGAGAGCAGGAACACTTAGATATTCAATTACAATAATACAAAGTATTTCGACACGAGATGATTTCGGTGCGATGTTTGAAAGTTGGAATACTTATTCTACAATCAGAGCAGGTATTATATACAAAGGTGGTAATAAAACGATACAAGACCACGAAAGATTTAACACATCAAATGTAGATTTTACATGTAGATATGATAAACTTCTTAATGAACAAATGCGGATAGTATTTGAAAACAAAGTATATAAGATTTCATCAATAAATAGAAATCCATTTGATAATTCTTTAATCATTTCAAGTGTATTAATATCCGGTGAATGTAATCCAATAACAACTACAACAACAACTAATGGAAACTAAAGACAGTAGTAAATTATTCCAAATATTCGGTACAGCAGAACTTGTTAAATTATTTGAAGAATTAAATTTAGATGCTCAAACAAAAATTTTAAGTAATTCATTTAGAGCAGCAAGTAAAATAATAATAAGTGAAGCACAAAATAATCTAAGAGGTAATTATAAACACGTATCAAACTCTTTCGGTGTAATAATGAATAAAAATATTCAAACATTAGAGGTTGGTTCAATGAAAAAATTAGGTGGTAATTTATCTCATATTGCAAATTCAGGAACAAAAGAACGAAGTTATAAAACAAAAAATGGTGCATTGCACAGAACAGGTAGAGTAATTGGAAGTTATTTTTGGGACAATGCAGTAGAATCAACTGCATCAGATGTAGAAGAAACAATCTACAAAGATATTAAGGATAGGTTCGATAAACTTATTCAAAAAAATAATAAAATTCAATGAGTTTAATATTAGGCAAAGCAATAGATTCAATATTACGAAATGATACAACAATTAATTCATATGTTCAAGATAAAATATATCCATTATTTGCACCTGATTTAATAGAAGCACCTTTTATAGTTTTTGAAAGAAAAAATATAAATGCAAACTACACTAAAGATGGTCATATTTATGATGATGA